TCGGGGCCGAAGCTGACCTGGCCGACGCCGCGCGACTGGTAGAAGGACTGAGAGAGGATGTTGTAGAGGGTCGGGAAGGAGCCCGGCAGGCCGCTGCCCTGAAACTGATGGACCATCTGCGAGATGGCCCCCGGCGGCCCGTGGTACTGAGCGACTTGACCGCTGGTGTCGTCGTAGAGGAATGGGCGGCCGCTGGCGTCCGTCAGGCCAGGCTGTCCGTCGCCCAGCGCGCCGAAGATCAGAATCGGCTTGCTCGTCACCATCTGGTCATAGCCCTGCTTCCTCAAGCTATCGAGCAGGGCCTGGAGCGACCAGTAGAGCAGCGAGTCAGTGCCGCCCATTTGCTCATAGGGCGATTCGTAGGCGCGGGCCTGGAGGATCGGGAAGCTCCGAGTGGGTGCCTGCCACGGACCTTCATAGGGCGTTCTGCCATGGTTCGGCAGCACGATGCAGAGTTTCCCGTTCGGGTACTTGAGCCGATGCTCGGTCAGTTTCTCGCGCTCGACCCGGTAGAGATAGGCGGGGGCGGGCTTGCGGCCTTCCATGACCTGCTCCAAGCATTGCGGACAAGCCGCCCCCGCCTCAGGCAATGACCCATCCGGCATGCGCTCGTGCGCCTCGTCCTTGTAGTCGCATTCGGCGCACGCCATGTACTGCTGGTCAGGAGCTAGGTTGCGGTATCCGGCATCGGCGGATTTCGTCCCGTAGCCTTGCCGATAGAAGCCGTAGAGCACCGTGACGGTGGGCTTCTGGTACTGGTCGTCAGTCGATGGATGCCCGCTGGCCTTCTGCCAATCGGTCTCGTTCTTGTAGGCCCCGTGGCAATCGGGCCACAACCCTTCTACGTCTTTCCAGTCGAACTCTCCATCGCCGGCCTTGGCCTGAATCGACTCCAGCGATTCGTGGCGCTCGATGATGACGGAAGGGCAGCATGGATCATGGAGGTCCACATAGCCGGGGCACGGGAACACTTGATCCGGTCCCAAGGATTCAAAGACCACGTCACCCATGGGGCCACGGTCGGCCTTCCAGTGGACCATGCCGTACCACGTGCCGACGCCCAAGGCTCCCGAGAGCACCCGGCGCCGGAACTTGGAATAACGGTTGGTGTTGTCCTCGATGATCGACTGGAGCACCCGCTTGGCGTACTCGGAGGCGAAGGGGTCCGTCTGCTGGTCGCGTGGGTGGCATTCCAGGTACGGCCCCTCGCCCATGATCTGAGCGACCTTGTAGCGGTGGAGGTCGTTGAGTTCGGCCCCCTTGGGGGCGATGCGGGCATCGTCCAGGGTGACGCCGGGGTCGTCCGAGTAGTGCTCCTGTTTCCACAGGAAGTCCTTGCACCGCTCGGTGAGCTCGATCGGCTCGCGATAGAACTGGCGTGCATCCTGCCAGTCCTTGACGACGCGGTCGAATGGGGTTTGGTTGTCGGGGGCCTGTGCTTCCCTGCCAGGTATGTCAGTGGGCCTTTCGCTTGGGCTTCCGCTTCCGTACCTCAGAGTAAGCGATCGCGACCGCTTGCTTCTGAGGGCGTCCTGCGTGCATCAGTTCCGAGATGTTCTCCGACACGATCTTTTTGCTGGTTCCGCGCTTGAGCGGCACGTTTGTGCTCCTCATCCTTGCAGCACCATTGGCAGCAGACCCCGTGCTCCGCACAGCGAATCGTGCGGTAGATGCAGCCGCCGTCCATATGCCGCATGTTAGGCCCGCTTCTTGACCGCCGCCGGCTTGCTGACTGCGAGCACCGCTGCGACGGCCGCCTCCAGAATCGCATCGCTGTGCGCCGCAACCTCGATACGCACGAAGCCCTCGGTCACATCGGGATGGACGGCGTCCTTGGGCCAGCTTTTCTTGGCCTCGGCGACCTTGGCTTTGACGGCTGCAGCGATCTGATCGATCAGCTTGTCCACATCACCTCCATCGGTGCCGAGACCGGGCTGGGGTCGGCGCACCCCCCTAAGAGCAGCGCCGCCCCCGCCGAAGGCCCCCTGGCCCCGGTTGCCCAGCCCTTACTGAGACTGGTTCGACCACCCCGTAATGTGGGCGGAGAACTGATGCTTCGCCGCCGTCGCTGAAGCGCTGATGTCGTTCAGAATGATGAACCTGACCAACGGCCAGGTACCGAGATTCGGAACGTCGGCCGAGACTCGCCCTGAGATGGCCGAGTGAAACAAGACGCTGGCGACCCCGCCGTTGGTGCGCCTGAGAACCGGGATCGTTTGCGTGAGGATATCGGCAGCCGTGAAGGGTGCGCACCCGGTCTGAGCATCTTTGACCAAGTTGGCGCACTCCCACACCGAGCCATCCACGCTCACCTGCGGGATGAAGTAGAGAGAATCGATGACCGTGGTCGCTGCGCAGTCCGTGCCCGGAACCAGCGAGAAGCGGAAGAACGCAACGCTATCGACGCCCGTGAAAAATGATCCTGGGCTGGGGTGCATGCCCTGCATGGAAATGGGGGCCGTCGTATCGGCGGCACCGCTGGTGCCGCCTGCGAGAACACCCTTCCCCTGACGGGTGAAGGAAGTGCTATCGACGTAGCCGTTGGCGATTTCCTGACTGGTCAGACCGAGCGATGCGCTGTTTCTCTGAGAGCGGAACAAGACTCGCCTAGTGACCATGTGAACGCCGGAGAACTGGTCTTGCGCCCAAGCGGTGTCGAACGCAGTGAGTCCCAGCACTACCGCGAGCAGTGCTGTTGAGATGTGTCGCATGTGCCTCCCTCTCATGGGAAGGGGGTTGGCGCCACCAACCGAGCGGCATGGTCGCCCGCTGGCGCGGCGGGTGTCAAGCGCTAACGGCCGGGCGGATGCCAGAGGATCGAGCGTCCTTTGGGCGCATGGCCGGAACGGAGCGAGAGACCGAACATCCGGGTCAGGCGCTCCTGCGTGCTCACGGCTCTCGGGATCGGCACCGGCAGCGTGCCGTTCAGGTGCAGGAAGCGGCCCATGCAGATCATGTCCTCATCCTTGGCCCCGTAGCTCGCCTCCGGGCGTTCGCGCCCCGAGGGGGTGCGGACGTAGGTCACTTCCATCAGCCGGCGCACGCACTTTTCGCTCTCGCAGATCAACCCGTCGGTCAGCAGCGCGTGGATGATGGCCGACACCATGTCCTCGCGGTTCTGCTGGTTCATCTGGAATCCCATGGTCGTGTTGGCGCCGCCGGGGTTGGTGACGGACGGATCGTAGCGGTGGAGATGGTAATAGCCGAGATTCAACATCTGGCGCACGGTGGCGTCGCCGTGGCCTCCGGTGAGGTCGGTATCGAGCATGGCGTTGCCGTAGCGCTTGCCCAGCGCGACCCCGAGCGAGCCCAAGCCGCGCGCCCCCGAATAGCCCTCGAAGCGGGCCACAAGACGCGGCCGACGGCGCGCGTAGATGTGGAGCCCACAGGGGTCGGGCACGCCGCGCGACGAGGAGCCCTCGCGCGTCCAGCCGGTCGCCACGATCCCCGAGACCGGGTCCAAGCGCAGGAAGGTCGCCGGGTCCAGGACGCCGAAGTAGGTCTCCTCCTCCTCGTGGTCGGCGAAGATTTCGACCATGCAGCGTACTGGGACGGCGTCCTGACCGGCCTGGTACTCGGCCTCGACCATGACCTGCTCGATTCGGAGCGGTTCGCGGCATCGCTTGAGCCACGCTTGCAGCTTATCGGGCGGGAAGGGCGATTCGCCCGTGATATCGACGTAGTCGCCGTAGAGGCGGGCGCGCTCGCGCAGGTCGCCCTTGGTGTCGGCCAGTTTCTGCGCCTTCACGTGAGGCTTGATGAAGCGGTTGTCGTTCATGGTGGCGCGCACTTCGACGCGGCCATCGCGCGGCTTGTCCTCCACGTTGTGGAAGTCGGCCGGCATCCAGTGCCACCACTTCTTCTCGATCGGGGTGGCGGTGATGAGCTTGTAGAACATGCGATCGCCCTTGCCCCGGCGCCGCATCTCGCGCCAAGTGTCCTCGTCCGGGGGCTCATCGGCCCACACGCCGTCGATCTTGCCGCCGATCCCCGAGGGCGATTCCGAGCAGTGGAACACGAGCTTGGAGCAGGTCGAGCAGCGGAATCCCTGCTTGTACATCTCGTCCATGCCATGGCGGCAGAGGGTAGTGGCGATGAAGATGTGCTCGACGTAGCCCTTGGCCCCGTTGACGAGCCGATGCGGGTGCTGACCGAGCCAGCGCAAAATCCACGCCTGCGAGGCGTCCACCTGCTGCTTGTAGGTCTGGACCAGCACCCACCACGTCGCGGGCATCGGCACGTCGGGCAGCGGCTCGCCGCAGAGCTTCTTCATGCCCATGAGCGTGGCGACCACAATGCCGGAACCGAGGCCGGACTTGCCCGCGTCGTTACTGCCTCGGAGCAGCGTTTCTAGGCCCTGTGCATGGTAGCGCGCGGCGCGCCGATGAGGCTCGCCCGCGAAGCCGAAGGTGAGCAGTGGCTCGCGCTTCAGTTTCTC